TTGATACCACAGCACGTAATACACGCCAATCAAACGCACCAATGACTAGTTATTATCCAGCACGTTGGGTTAGTTATGCTGCCAATCAAGTTGACGGCTCTGGTAGTTTTGGCCATAAGGCTGTTCGTGCAGTGGTTATTGCCGCTCTAAACAGCACAATCAACAGCAATCAACAAATACGTGATGAAGAATCACGTGTGTTTAATTTGATTGCCTGCCCAGGTTATACTGAGTTAATTCCGGGTATGATTTCATTAAATTACGATCGTGGCTTAACAGCATTTATTGTTGGTGATACGCCGGCACGTTTAACACCGGATGCTACAACACTAAGCAACTGGGGTAATAATGTTAACACAGCCGCAGTAGACGGTCCAGATGGTTTAATTGCTACAGACCCATACTTGGCAGTATTTTATCCATGGGGTTATACCACAGACTTGTTAGGCAACAACATTGTTGTTCCACCAAGCCACATGATGCTACGTACGATTGCACTAAGCGACAACGTTTCTTATCCATGGTTCGCACCAGCAGGTACACGCCGCGGCGGAATTACCAATGCAAGTTCAGTTGGTTATGTAAGTGCAGAAGGCGAGTTTGTAGCCACAGCATTAAACACAGGACAACGCGATACACTAGCCAGTGTACACGTTAATCCAATCACATATATTACAGGTACAGGATTAGTTAACTATGGTCAATATACTCGCCAGTTAACAGCAAGTAGTTTAGATCGTATCAACGTAGCACGTCTAGTAGTATTCCTACGCAGACAGTTATCAAGATTAGCTAAACCATATGTATTCGAACCAAACGATACAATTACACGTAACGAGATTAAACAAGCGGCAGAAAGTCTAATGCTTGAGTTAGTTGGACAACGTGCTATCTATGACTACCTAGTAGTTTGTGATACAAGTAACAACACACCTTCAAGAATCGATCGCAGCGAATTGTACCTCGATATTGCTATTGAACCAGTGAAAGCAGTGGAATTTATTTACATTCCATTACGTTTAGAAAACACCGGCGGTATCAAGGGCTTGGGCGGCAAATAATTAGGAGAAACTAAATGTCGATTGCATCATTATCAAGATTTACAGTACCGCTAGCGTCAAATCAAAGCGCAACAACACAGGGCATGTTAATGCCCAAGTTGCAATATCGTTTCAGAGTTAGCTTTGAAAACTTTGGTGTTAGTGGTTCAACAACAGAACTAACTAAACAAGTTCAAGACGCGGCTCGTCCAAATGTTTCATTTGAAGACCAAACGCTAATGGTGTATAATTCAACCATTCACTATGCCGGCCGTCCTAAGTGGAACCCTTTAACAGTTAAACTACGTGACGATGTTACCGGTGCAGTTACTAAACTAGTCGGCGAACAAAATCAGAAACAATTTGACTTTTTTGAACAAAGTTCAGCGGCTTCTGGTGGTGACTACAAGTTTACCATGCGTATTGAAATGCTAGATGGTGGTAACGGTGCTGATCCAACTGCCGGTCCTAACGTTTTAGAAACATGGGAATGCTATGGTTGCTATCTAGTAAGCACTAACTACGGCACAGTAACATACACACAACAGGCAGTAGTCACTATCGATCTGAGCATACAGATGGATAATGCTGTGCAAGTTGGCCCTACAGCAGGATTAGGTACTCCAGGGTTTATACAAACTCGTAGTACCAATGCTACTGGTGGCGGCGGTCAGATCCGTTAATAGAAAAACCCACTTCGGTGGGTTTTTTATTGGCGAATCATTATATACCCAGTTTATCATTTAAATAAATAGTATTATGGCCTTTACTCCTTCAAATCAATTACAATCAGATTCTAATATTTGGTTAAAAGACTGGCGACATGCATCTCGTCTGTTTGTCAACGATCAATTTAGACTAGCCCCTAAACAGAAGTTTCTATTTGCTGTTCAATTTGGTATAAATTTAGGAGCAGTTAAAACCATCGACCTAATACAAAAATATGGTCCTGAAATAGGCATGTTGGTCAAAAGCATTGATCTACCTAGTTATACTGTGTCCACAGAAATGCTCAATCAGTATAATAGAAAAAAGGTTGTACAGTATCAATACAAGCCAGGCGATTCTACAATAAAATTCCATGACGACAGCATGGGCTTAATAAATCAGTTATGGCAGAACTATTACAGTTATTACTATGCAGATTCTACCAGTGCCGGAACAGCCGGTGCATACAGTAGAAATGCCACTCGCAGTTCTGATTTTATAACAACACCTTATGGTTTTGACAATGGTAGCACTGAACCGTTTTTTAAATACATTGTAATCTGGCAGTACTCTCGACATGAGTTTGTCAGCTATAGGCTACACAATCCGATCATATCTTCTTGGAATCATAATAAAGTTGATTACGAAGGAGCAAAAAGTCACGATTTTGATATGAAGATATCCTACGAAGCAGTCACATACGGAAGTGGCGTGACTGATGGACCGGATAGCAATCCAATAAACGAAGTCGGGGGACAAGTTGATCCTCAGCATTATGATATGACCCCATCACCGTTACAACCAGGTGTGGGAGGATTTAATTCTGCATTAGCTGGTATAGATAATAGCCTTGCTAGTTTTCAGCAGTCCGGAGGCAATTTAATTGCAAGATTAGATGCTCTCAAAGCAGTTATCTCACAAAATAAAGTTGCATCAGATAATACACAGGCGCAGTCACCGGGAATATTTAATTTATCAAATATTGGCAATGCCGCTAACCAGCTGAACAATTTAGGAGTATCGATTCCTAGTATTGCAAATTCAGCCGCCAGTACAGTTAGTACGATAGCAAGTAAAATTAATCTAGGTCTTTAATATGTCAAATCTTCCATCAACTATTGATAAATCTAATCCCAATGCCACAGTAAGAGATTTTTTTGATAAATTTTTTACACAACAAATATCATTTCCAGCAGATCAAATTGATGCAGTTGTGGGATTTTTTTTAAAACGAGGTTTTGATATTTCCAGTGCAAGAAGCACAGCTATTGTTTTATTAAATCAAGCTAGAGTTGACAACGTCAATGTGTTTACATTATTAGACACTTTAAAATCATTAACTGATGTACAGATGAGTCAGATTGTTGCTCAGGTACTTAACGGATATAGAGAAAAGACCAGTTTATTAGGTTACAGAATAGCACCGTTAATTGACACGTTTGAAAGCCGTAATATATTAGTATGAGCAAGTTTGCCCGTGGTAAGTTTACTATGCGCCACCCCCAAAAATATGTTGGTACAAAAGTTCCAACATACAGGTCAAGTTGGGAATGGAGTTTTATGAACTTTTGCGATACTAATAAAAGTGTTCAAAAATGGGCAAGTGAAGCTATACAAATACCTTATAGAGATCCGCTCACAGGTAAAAATACAGTGTATGTTCCGGATTTTTTTATACAATACGTAGATAAATTTAATCGCGTACTTACAGAATTAATAGAAATAAAACCTGCTAGCCAAAGCATTTTAGAGCGAGTAGGCAAGAACAAGTATAATCAGGCACAATTTATTAAAAATCAAGCCAAATGGACTGCGGCAACAGCTTGGTGTAAGCAACAGGGTATAAAGTTTAGAATTGTCAATGAAAATGATTTATTCCATCAGGGCGTGTGATAAGTAAAGATATGACAAAGAAACTTGAAGAACTATTAAATTTGCCTGAAAGCAAAAAGATTGTAAAAGAGGAAGAAAAGAAAGCAGAAATACCTGCCAGACCAGAACCTCTTTTAAGAGACATGGCTGAATTTGATAAAATATCAGCCGCATTGCCACAAGTCAAAGGTTTAGGCGATATTAGCGATAATGAGTTTGATGCACTAGCTCAACGTGCTACAGAAGCTTATGATGATCTAATGGACTTGGGCATGAATGTTGAAGCACGTTATAGCGGACGTATTTTTGAAGTAGCTGGCGGCATGCTTAAAAATGCTATTGATGCAAAGGCCGCAAAAATTGACAAAAAGCTGAAAATGATCGAATTACAGCTTAAGAAACAAAAATTAGATCAAGATGCATTGGGAGTTGACGATAGCGTTACACTACAAGGTGATGGCGTAATTATTACAGATCGCAACAGTTTGCTTGAAAAACTAAAGCAGATGAAATAAATATAGTATCAGGAATCGAACATGAAATCATTTAAAGAATACCTAGTAGAAAACAAAAAAGTTTACTCGTTTAAGATTAAAATTGCGGGTAAATGCCCTGATGATTGCTCTAAACAAATCAAAGAAGCACTGGCACAATTTGATGTGGCATCAGTATCATCAGGCAAAAGCACACCAATCACATCGCAGCCATATGAATTTCCAGAGCATAAGAATGTTGAGATTACCATATTTGATGCTGTGGTAAATTACCCAGCAACTAGCAAACAAATACAAGATAAAGTGGCCAACGTGCTTGGTAAATCATTAAACGATATTCGTGTACGCAATCCACAAGAAGAAAACGAAAACGATATTAATCATGCAAATGACGAAGTATCTGGAGAATCAGAATTAGATAAACCAGATTTAGAGTTTGTTCCAGGTGGTCAGGACATGGTTGGAGAAAAGAAGAAGTTTTCTTTGCTAAAAGATTTAGGAAAAACTAAACACCAAGGCGAGCAATACAAAGGCATCAATGATCAACTATTGGCAAAAGCTACTCCAAAGTTTAGTTCTAAAGATGTTACACCAGCAGTAAAAACAAATAAAACAGTTAGCGTTGTTAGTCCAGTGGGTACTAAAAAAGTTAAACTAACGCCTGTGGCTGCTTCTAGACATAATAGTCTTAATTAACCAGCAACAGCAAAAGGAAAATAATATGAACTTTCAGGAATTAACACATAAATTGAAAATGATAGATGAAGGTGTTGAAATGCCTCTTGAAGAGTGCGGCAACATGATGCCTTCACCTCCACTAAAGCAACCTGACTCAGTGACGATGAATGTTAGCATGAACGGGTCTGGACCGGGTGGTATTAAAGACCTATTAGACATTTTACGCAATATTGATCACGCAACTGGCAGCGACGACTCTGACGATGTTCTTATGAGCCCGGAGCATGATAGTATTGTATTAGGCGGCCCAGAACTTGAAATTGGCGAAGCTAATGGAAATAAAATCGTAGGGCACGATGTTGACGATAATAAAAAGCACGACGTACAAAATCGTCCACATAGAACAACTTATAATATTGATACAATTACACGCCACGGCGATGACATGCATTCCAAAGGCGATGTTAAGAGATTAAAAGTATCCGGCGGCGAAAATCCCATGCAAGAAGGTCTAGTGTCTAAACTTCACGATCATTATCAATCTGTAAAAGCTCGTACTACAGTTGTTGAAACTGTTCATAGCGATCATGATAAAGGTACGCTAAATCATATATTGCACACATATAAACGTGATGTAATGGATTTTGAAGGTGGCGGCGAAATGAGCCAGCATTTGTTTGACGCATTGTATGACTATTACTTTGAAGATATGCCATACGGTGTAAAAAAAGCACGTGACGGTGACCCATATCAATGGGTGGCAGATCGTTTTGAAGCCGATTTAGGCATAAATGAAGAAGCAGATCCAGTACCGGTAGAAGGTCCAGCACCATCACCTATGTCAGCATAAGATTTGATATCTGTATCAAAAGGGCTCTTCGGAGCCCTTTTTTTATGTAAATAAAGTTATGGCAAAATCACTAGACGGCGTCTTAACCAAAAAAGCGCACAGCAAAGAAAAATTCACCGAACAGCAAGTACAAGACTTGTTAGCCTGTTCTGACCCCGATACGGGGTACCTTCACTTTGCTAGAAACTTTTTCCATATCCAGCATCCTGTTAAAGGTAAAATGCTGTTTGAACCGTTTGAGTATCAAGAACGTTTATTACATAGCTACCACAATTATCGCTTTAACATTAACATGTTACCACGTCAAAGTGGTAAGACCACATGCGCATCGGCATATTTGTTATGGTTTGCTATGTTTCACCCAGATCAAACTATTCTAGTTGCCGCACACAAATATACAGGCTCACAGGAAATTATGCAACGTATCCGTTATGGATATGAACTATGCCCTGATTTTATTAGATCTGGTGTGGTAAGTTATAACAAAGGGAGTATAGATTTTGATAACGGATCAAGAATTGTTTCAGCTACTACTACCGGCAATACTGGTCGTGGTATGTCAATATCCTTATTATACTGTGACGAGTTTGCGTTCGTTCAGCCTA